AGCGTGATGCTCGGATCGAAGAGCGAGGTCGATCGCATCACGTCCTACCATGGCGAGGCGGCGGTTGCTGCATCGAAGGCGCTATAATTGAAGGCTTCACGCCGGTGTAGCTCAGTTGGTAGAGCAGCGCATTCGTAATGCGAAGGTCGAGGGTTCGACTCCTTTCACCGGCACCAGCAAGGACGGGGGTTAGACGGTAAGTAGCCGCTAACTCCCGAAGCTTTTTTAGGGCCGTGGGTAACGCTGTGGGTAGCAGTTGCCGGCCTCCGCGCCGGGTGTAGTTGACCCCTCGATGACCATGGGGCGAATCGTGGGGCGGTGGCGTGGTTCTGTTGCGCGCTCCCCTGCCCGCCTGCGCGCCCTGGCCCACTGCTGCCACCATCACCACCAGCACCGGGCGCATCAAACGCGCCTGTGGGCGTTCGTTTGGCCTCGGGTAAGGGCTCGGGCCTATCCCACGTCCGGTCGACGCCTCCTGCGCGCGTTGCGGGGCCGCGCCTGCCGGGGGCAGAAGGCAGCGAGTGCCGCATGTCACCGACGGGGCCTCGTCTTCCTGGGTCAGACGGGTACGATGCGGGCAACGCATGGGCAAGCACGGCAGGACAAAGACGCACAAGGCGCAGCACTTCGTCCCGCAGTGCTACCTGAAGCCGTGGCTCGACCCCACGGCGCCGACTGGGCCGAAGGCAACGCCGTATCTGTGGGTCTTCGACCGCGACGGTAGCAACCCACGAAGAAAGGCCCCTGCGAACATCTTCACCGAGTCCGACCTGTACACCGTCCACCTTCCTGACGGCGGTCGCGACCTTCGCCTTGAACACGGCTTGCAGGATCTAGAAGACCAGTACACGAGGATTCGCAATCTCACTTTCGCTCGGGGCGCTTGGCCCAATACCGAGCAGATCAAGTGGCTGTTGCTCTTCGTCGCCGCTGCGCAGTTCCGAACAGTCGCAAGCCGGAACCATTGGTCAGAGCAATGGGGGCGTCTCCGTGACATCGGCGAGAAGATGCAGCAAAGCTACGAGCAAGCGACCCCGAAAGAACGCGAGCGCATGGCGCGGACTTCTTCTATCGGCGCCAGCGACCGGAATGCGGCGCCGCTCGACATCGATCACGTACGGAAGCTCGAACGGGAGCCGATTCAGACCATGATCGGGCAGGTCGTCCAGATCGTGCATCCGCTGCTCGCTCGCATGTCGATGGCGGTCTTGTGCACTTCGGACCCGCTCGGCTTCGTAACGACGGACACCCCCTGCACCATCGTAGATCCCGAGGCGTACAAGTACCCGCCGCTCTATCGCGGGCCGGGCCTGGGGCCGAAGTCACCATGCCGCTATCGCCGCGCCAGTGCTTGGTCATCACGCACAGGGCGAACCTCGTCGGCTTTCGAGAGGTTGGCGAGCGCGTCGTTAACGAACTGAATCGCCGCCACATCGCACATTGCGATCAGAACTTTGTCGCCAGCGGGCGCGAGCTTCGGCAGGCGTGGTTCGAGCAGCCGCCCATGCCTGAAGACGCCTGGGAAAAGGTGCGCGAGCGGAAGATTGCATCCGGCGAGTGGCCCGGGCCCTCCTTTCGCACGAGCAAGTAGCGCCGGCTGCGACGCCGGCGGCGAGACTCGTGGTCACGGCGTGCTGACCTCGTCACCCGCCCCACCCGCAGCGCGCGCTGTCCCACTACGCCTGCCCATAGCAGCACCGCGCGGGGTCCGTGCTACCCCGATGTGCTGGGCCGGCCGTCGCGTCGCACCACCACCTCGACCCATCGGCAGTGGGACATAGCGGCGGCCGTCGTCATGCCACTTGCGGTACATGCGCTCGATGGGTCGGGGTTGGGTCGCGTCCATGGGGCGCCGGAATGCGCCTTGGGCAGGCTCAAAGGCGTGAGGCTCCCAGGAGCTTTCTCCCATCGCCTTTCCGCGTCCAGGGGGCCAAGATGAGGGCAACCGCAGGTTAGGTCATTCGAGCGGGGAATAGGAGGAGGGGATGCGTTTCGCAGCCACGACGATCGCACTATGCCTCGTCGCGCCATGGGCTCACGCAGAGCCGTCCGGGCCGCATGCCGGTGACATCATCGTGTTTCCGCATTCGGGTCTAGTTTGCTTGACCACAGAGCAACTGCGGATGGCGCTCTACCTCGCGGCGACTGGGAAGGACCCGGCGACAATGGGCGCGATGATGATGAGTGACAGCAACCCGGACGGCCCCTGCTGGATGATCGAGCCAACACGGCGGGTGCGTGTGCTATCTGCGACCTACCAGCCCGGCGCAATTGCGGGCGTGCTCGAGATCGTCGGGGAGCGAACGAAAGCAAGCAGTGGCGCGTGGGCTTTGTCTCTCGAGGCGAAGATCGTTGGGCAAGCAAGTCACTGAGCCGCAACGTCACTGTTGTGAGGCGCAGCTTGCCGGGCCGGCGCTCGTGGGCACGCGCCACTTGTAGAACTCGGTCGGCTTCACTGGCAGCATTCCAGCTTATGGCTGGACAGGTCCCTTGATTTGCGAACCGAGCTTTGATTCGAGCGCCGCAAGGCGTGATCGCAGTTCGACTGCTGGCGCTTGCCCCAGAAGCGCAATGCCAACGGCGAACCCCGCGACGTAGATGATCGACCAACCGTCGAGCGCGAGGCGATGGGCAATGAATGTGCCGCACCCAGCCATGAGGATCACGCCGACGAAGTACATGAGCCTGCTCGAAATGTTCATGCGGATTCCCCTTTTCCGTGCGGGTCCACGATGCCACCAGCGGGCCGCGCGTGACCTCGGGGTCAACCCCGGTCCCAGCGGGTAGGTGATGTCCGAGCCGGCCGCTGTCGACCCAGCGACGCGCCAGGGCGCCCTACAGGGCGCTTTCACAGCATCGCTGATACCTTGGCCCCTGCCCCGCCCTCAGAAAACGCACCCTGCGCGCTCCTGGTGCGCCGCCAACGTCAGCCGCCCACGATCACCACCACGCTCACGATCAGCAGGGCCAGCAGGCGGCCGGCGCCTCGAGGCTGGCTCATCCCTTGGCCTTTGACGAGCGGTGCGTGACCGGCGTCCCCTTCCGCGTCCGCCGCTGCATGGACGCGATCTTCAGCAGCCGCAGCGCCGGTGCCATCTCCAGCATCAACTTGACGGCGCGCGCGAAGACCACGCGCCCGGCATCGTCGTCGGGCTGCATTAGCCCACGCCGCACAAGTACGCGAAGAGCCCGGTCGGCGTGCCGCCGGTGGCGGCCATGCGCACGTTGCCGGCGGGCAGGTCGATGCCCGTCTGCGTGAACGGCAACGTGGCTGACTTCACCGCTGATGCGGCGAAGACTTGCACGTCGACCCAGGTCCCGTTGGGCGTCTGCATCTGCAGGCTGATGGTCGAGCCGACGGGCGTGCCCTCGGCCATGAACATGTACTCGCCGCCCCTGATGGGGACGGCGGCGCCCGTGGCGCTGGCGGCGCTGGCCAGGGTGTAGGTCTGGGAATCGGTGCGGCTCATGGTTCAGTCGGAAGAGAACGGGCTGTAGTCGTCGGTCGTCGCGTCGCGGCGGCGATCGCGCTGGTCGAGGTGAGCAGGCCTGCCATTGCCAACTATGACGCGACTGCGCTCGAGCACTCGCTCGCCATGGCCCAGGATGTCGTAATCGATTCCGTCCGCCATGCGCGGGCGGTTCGCGCGCCGCTGCGGGTCGCGGTTCAGCACCGCGTCAGCGCCACCCATTGCCAGGACGAGGTACTGCAGCGCGTCGTGCGGATGGCTGTACTCGTTCTTGCGCGGCGTTTCGTGGAACGTCGACCCATTGCCGGCCGCGATCTTCTGGAAGTGATAACCACCGGCGAAGCCCTTGCGTAGCGTCGCGCAGGCGGGGCTGAGAACGAATCCGGGCTTGCCGTCGACCATGCGATTCAGCGCGGCGGACACCGCCTCGATCCGGGTGGTCACGTCGTTCACGCGCGCCGGCCTCCAGCGCCAGGCGCTGTGCTCGGACATGATCTGGAAGATCGTCCTTTCATCGGCGGTGCGCGCGCTGCCGCTTGGATCGCCAGTCGCCGAGATCACGTCGAAGTCGGCGTAGTGCCGGCGCACGTAGGCCGTCAGCGATTCGGCAAAGCGGATGATGCCGCTGTCGGTGCACACGAACTCGTCAACGATCAGGATGCGGCCGTCCGGCAACTGTTGCCCGATCACTGCCGCCGGTGTCAGCCCCCAGTCCGCGCCGATCATGAGCCCGAGGCCGCGCACAGGCTCGATGCGTTGCGGCGCGACGTGCACGCTGTCTCTGAACGAGGGGTACACAACTTGGCCCTCGATCAGGAAGCCCCACTCGCCGTCCACGTAGACCTTGACCCACTCCGGGTCCTTACCCCCCGCGATGCGCTGGTAGTACCCGGCAGGAAGGTTGGCGAGGTTCTCGGCCTGCGGCGAACGACCACTGGGCTGCTTGAACACCTCGTAGCCCTCGGGCGGGTTCTCGGCGAGCTTGTAGAGCCAGCTCTCGGTGTCGCTCGGGTTGCTGATGAGCATGATGCCCGACCAAGTGCAGCCACCCTGCAGCCGCGACGGGAAACGACCTACTCGACCTGTCAACGCATCGAAGATGGACTTCGGAATCTCGCGCGCTTCATCGATGAGCGCGAACGATGCCTCCATCGACAGCAGCTTGCGGACATCCTCGTCCTTGTCGAGCGGCACGAAGACCAGCTCAAGGTCCAGGTCGGCGGTCACGATCCTGTGCACGATGGGTGACGTGCCCAAGGTCAGCTTGCCGTATTCGGGCGGCAGCCACTGCTCGAAGGACTTCAACGTCGTGGACTTGAGGTCTGCGAACGTGTTGCGGATGATCAGCGCGCGGACCCGGCGCACGCCGTCGGGTCCGGGCGCCTGCATCTGCGCACGCCGCAGGATCTCCACGACGCCGGCAGAAGTCTTGCCCGATCCGAACGGGCCGACGATCAGGCGCACGAACGCATCGGATCGCATGAACGCAGCGGCCACCGGGCCGGCAGGTTCGAAATTGATGACCCGATCAGCCATAGATGTCCACCTGGGGCGCGGCCGGCCCGAGGCCGCCGATGTTGATCTGTAGGTTCGCGTTGCCGACGGCCTTCTCTTTGTCGAGCAGGCCGGCGAGGCGCATCTTGAGTTCGGTGAGCTTCGCCACCGCCGAGTACTGGCGCGCCTCGATCGCCAGGGCGATCTTGTCGGTTAAGTCTTGTTGCGCGGTCTCGGCGTTGTAGTTGATGTCGGCTCGTAACTTGGCTTGTCCTTCTGCGATCGCGCGCATCGTCAGCTCGTTCTTGTGGAGCATCTCGGAGGCCCGGGTCCTGGCGCCGGTGGCGCCGTATCCGGCGGCGCGGGTGGCTTCCAGGCCGGTCATGCCGCCCAGGTAGTGCTTGATGAACGCCAGTTGCCTGGGGTTGAGAGTGCGCTGCTTCGGCCTAGCCACGGCGCGCCTTCACCATGTTCAGCAAGGTCTGCGCGAGCCACGCGGAATTCCCCAGCGGCGTCCGGTCGAGGATGCCCATGATCTCGGGACGGGGCTTTGCCATGCGCGCGAGTTCGCCTCGAACAGTCGCCAAGTTCGCGTCCCGCTCGGTGCCCCACGCCTTACCCAACTGGGCCATGGCGTCGGCCTTGCCTTGCTGCAACTGCTGATCATTCATCGGCTTGCCGCCGCCAGCGGCGGCGATGCGGCTCATCTCGCGAGCCAGCGCCACGGGCACTTGCTCGGCGTGCAGAAACTCGCGCATGTCCTGCTCGAACTTCATCGCGGCAGGGTCGACCTTCCCGTCGACAGGGCCGGATTCAAAGCGGTACTCGGACGGGCCGGCAGGGCCGGCGAATGCGGCTGCGGTGATCGCGTTCACCTCCGCGCTGGGCTGCACCGCCGGTTGCGGCGTGGCAGTAGTGGCGCTCGGGTCGGCCGGCTTCGTGTCGCCGGCAAGATGGGCCTCGAGCGCGGCGCGGTCCGTCGCCACCTGCTCGGCTGTGGCCAGTCCTCGCTCAACGAGGGCCGCGCCCATTGCGGCGTGGGTATCCAGGTCGGTCACGTCGCGCGCCCTTCAGGTGATCGAAGCGACCTCTGCAGCCACCTGCGGGTCGTTGGTCGACAAGTTGATGGCCGCCGGGTTGGCGTCGTCGTTGCTCGGGCTGGTCGCCAAGTCGCTGGTCGGCCTGATGTAGAAGTACTCCAAGCCCGTGCTGCCATCGAGCCTCGCCTCGACAAAGTACGAACTCATGCTCGCCACGTTTCCGGTGCGACGCGCCCAATCAAGGAGATAGTTCGCGGCCTTGTTGCCGAACGAGTCGCCGCGTGCGCTTTCAAGAACAGCCATCTGTGTCTCTCAGTAGTGGTTGAAGTTGGATCAAGCCTTGGGCGCCCAGCGCCGGACGATCTCGAGCGCGTCGTCGAACTGGTGCGCGAAGTCGGGCAGGCTCACCACGCCGTAGGGCCAGCTGAAGCACCAGGGCAGGCCCTGCTTCAACAGTTCCTTGCGCACCGCCGTCTCGATGAGCGTCGCGTGGGTCATGGCTGCATCGGGATCGGGGTTCGCGGGCAGCGCGTGGTGGAGGTCGGCGTTCAACTTCAGCGCCTCGGCATAGTCGGTGGCGAACTGCGTGAGCGATGCGTGGAGCTTCTTGGTGAGGTGGGCGTGGCGCTTCTCGGCCACGCGCTCGGCGTTGGCCCACCGCTGCACATGCGCGGCGCGGCTCTCCTTCACCTGGACAGCCGCCTGCTGTGCCTTGGCCGTGGCCAGGGCGCCCTCGAAGGCACCGGCGATCTCGCGTGCCTCCAGCGCCTCCTGGCGTTTTTTGGCCACATCGGGGACATCCAGCGGATCACCCGCCAGTGCTCGCTCTGCGATCAGGGTGTCAAGTGCTTTGCGCTTGATGTCGGCGTCTGCGAGCGCGGCGGCGTGCCTCGCGGCGATCTTCTGCACCGTTGCGGTGTGCCTGTCGGTGGCGCTCGCGGCGACAGCGGCCACGCGCTGGGCCAGGAGATCCTTGAGGCTGAGGTCTTTCAAAGCCATTTGATACATCAGCTGATATTTGATAGATAAAGTATATCGATGGCGTGCATATCCGTGTGCGGACTCGTGCCGCTGCTGCTACAAAATTTCAAAATCGAGCGGGGCAAAGACCCGCAAGCCCACTCGGGCCGGCGAATCCGCCCTAC